AAGAAAACCGGCAAGTTGATGATCCGTAAGACCACTAAGTGGCAGGTGATGTGGGTAAAGGTCGACGGCTCGACCGTCCTCGAAGGGCCGTACTACTACGACTGGAAGCGTATCCCGGTCGTCCGCATCCCCGGACGTTACATCAACATCGAGGGCCGCCGCAAGTTCCAGTCGCTGATCCGTCACTCAAAGGACGCTCAGCGCAGCTACAACTCACGGGCCTCGGACATGATCGAGCGCAGTGCGCTCCTACCGAAGGCTCCGTACCTCGTCACTGAGGCGATGATCAAGGGCTACGAGAACGAGTGGAACCAGGCGAACGTCGCCTCCCGCCCGTACCTACCGTACAACGTAGACAAGAACGCGGAGGGCGGGATGCCCTTCCGCACGCCACCCCTCGACCTACCGCAGGGTGCGATGGCGCTCGCGCAGATGTCGATTCAAGACATCCAGGCCACCATCGGCTACTTCGATCCTGCGCTGGGTAACGCGGAAGACATGAACCGCGTATCGGGGAAGGCGCTCGTGCAGCACACGAAGCGCTCTGACCTGGGTAGTTTCGAGTTTATCGACGGTTTCAGCTCCGCTCTGCAGTTGACGTGGGAGATGATGATCGACATGATCCCCAAGGTCATGGATTCGGAGCGCGTCGAGCGCATCATTGGACACGACGGCGTAGAGAAGCTGGTCGAGATCAATAAAGAACACCCGTTGACCGGCGACATCATGAACGACCTCTCGAAGGGGTCGTATGACGTTGAGGTCACCATCGGACCCAGCTTCCAGTCCGCGCGGCAGGAAGCGCTCGACACACTGATCTCGTTTGCTGAAGCGATGCCGAGCGCGGCGCCTGTGATCCAGGATCTGATCGCGAAGAATATTGACTCGCCGGACGCGCAAGAGATGGCAAACCGCCTGCGCATACCGCTGATCCAGCAGGGTATAGTGCAGCCCACGGAGAAAGAGAAGCAGCAGGGTGTTGGCTCGCAGAAGAGCCAACAGCAGCAGATGCAGGAGCAGCAGCAGCAGTTGGAGATGCAGATCCTGAAGGGTAAGGCGCAGAAGATGGGCGCGGATGCCACCATCGCGCAATCGCGCGCCCAGGCGAGCCCCATCGAGCAGCAGAAGATCCAGTATGAGACCGCCGGCAAGCACCTGGCAAACATCAAGCTGGCGCACGAGATCGGCGCAAACGCCAACGATCAGCAGAACGCCGCACAGTCCGCGCAGATGGATCTGGCCGCCAAGCACGTTGGCAACCTGCAGGACATGACGCATCAGGCGCAGCAGCACCAGCTCGACCAACAGAAGCAGGTGGCGCAGCACAACACCGACCAGACGCTCGCGCAGTCGCAGGCTATGGCGGAAGCGCAGCGGGCGCAGCAAACGCACGAGCTGGAGATGTCGCGCGCCGCGCAGGCGCACGAGGCTGAAATGGAGCGCATGCGCCAGAAGCACGCAATGCACCTGCAGCATACGAAGGAGTTGAACGAGCAGAAGGTCGCCGCCGCTAAAGCGCTGGCCGCTGCCAAACCGAAGAAGGCCAAAAAGGCCGATTGATTGGATGTCTGGGTGAGACCTGACCGCCTCGCGGAAGCGTATTCCGTGTAACAGGAGACTTTTCATGCCGTTTACTCGCGCTGATTTGGAAAATTACGAGAAGCAAACGCAGAAACAGGTTGACGACAAGATCAACCCGTTCCGCGGTGCAACCCCCGCCCGCGTCGCCGACGCCGCAGCTGTAGCTGCTGTCGCCGCGGGCCAGAATGTTGATGCCACTCCGGGAGGCAGCGCCGCAGCAGCGGCCCCGGAACCGTTGGTCGACGAAGATGCCCCCATCGTCGACGAAGACGGCACACTCGGCGACCCGACCGATTCGGGTGAGGGGACTTCGGACGATACCGCGGACTCGTCCACCGCCACCGCCGAACTCAGCGGCGAATCAGATCCCAACATTGACCTGACCGGCGAGCAGACTGACGAAGAGGCGTCACCTGCTCGGCCAGCGCCGAAGAAAGGATCTGCTGAGGAACGCATAGTAGAGCTGAACGATCTGCTCGAAGGCACGAAGATATTTGGCAAGCACATGCAGGACCAGCTGAAGAACGCTTTAGCTGAGTTGGAGCGGCTCAAGGCCGGCGGTACACCTACCGCCGCACAGACCGACGCTGCAAGTGCTCCTCCTGTTGTGGAAGACGAACCAATGCCAGACCTGGCAGACCCGGACATCGCCTTCGACAACGACAAATATCGCGCCAAGATGCAGAAGTGGACGAAGACCCAGGCCGCGCTAGCCGCTCGCGAGATTGTTCGCGAGATGACGGGCGCGGACGAGGCCGCCAAACGCCGCGCCGTAGTCGAAAAGCGAATTGCAGAATTTGCAAAAACGCACAAAGACTATGAGGCGGTGGTTACCAAAAATCCGGTGTTAGCTGCAAAGGAAAACCAGCTCGCGCCGGACGCAGGTATCGCGGTAGCTCAGTCGGAGCACGTCGGTCGGTTGTTGTATGAGTTTGGAAAGGATACGGCGTTGGCGATTAGAACCGCCCGCCAGTCACCCGCCCAGCAGCTCATCACCATCGGCAAGATGATCGCGAAGATTGAGGCGGAATCCACTGCAAAGAACGGTTCTAAGCCCGATGCGCAACCAGGGCAAAAGAAGTCCATCACCAAGGCGCCTCCTCCCCCCACCCCGACACGGGCTGGCGGACGGCCGGGCGAGCGAGATATCGTCGACCCCAACATGTCGATGGAAGAGTTCGCTCGACGGCACAGAGGAAGCAAACAGTCAAGCCGCGAACAAGCTAGGAAAATGCGCGGCCTGGCGTAAACACATCGGAAAGGTATAAATGGCCAATTCACTCATCACCGCTCAATGGGTCGCACGCAAGGCGCTCGTCTTGCTGCACGCCAAGAGCAACTTCACGGGTCGTACGAACCGTGACTATCAGAGCTTGCTGCCGGGGCCCATCAACGGCGTCATTCTCGGTCAACAGCTCTCGATCCGTCTCCCGTTCCAGTACACCCTCCGTACTGGTCCGCAGATGAATGCGCAGAACAGCGTTCAGCGTTTCGCCACCCTGTTGGTCAACCAGCAGCTCGGCGTCGACATCAACTTCACCTCGGTGGAGCGCGCGATGTTGCTGAACAACTTCGAAGAGCAGGTGCTCGAACCCGCGATGGCTCGCCTTGCGGCCGGCATCGAGAACTTCACCACGGGCCAGGTCAACAACGTGCCGAAGTTCACGGGCGCCTACAACACCACGGCAACCTACGACCAGCTGCTCCAGAACGAGCAGTATCTGACGGAAGCCTTGGCGCCGGAAGATGACCGTCGTACGTTCACCGCGACCCCGCAAACCTCGCGGTACTTTGTGCGTGACAACAAGGGCCTCTTCAATCCTGAGAGCACGATCTCTGATCAGTGGCTTGAGGGTGTGATTGCTGACAAGGCCGCGGGCTACGTCTGCTTCCGTAACACGAAGCTGCCGACGCACGTTTGCGGTACGTTCGGCGCCACGGCCGCCCCGGTCGTCAACGGTGCCGGTCAGTCCAACCCGGGCGCGGGCAACGCGTTTGTGTCGACCTTCACGCTGAACACCAACGGCTGGGTTTCGGGTGGCACCACACTGAACGCGGGCGATGTGATCAGCATTGCGGGCGTCAACGAAGTCGACCCTGAGACGAAGGCGTCCCTCGGCCGTCCCAAGCAGTTCGTCGTGACCGCGACCATCAGCGACACCGCTGGTGCGATTGCGATTCCGATTGCCCCCGGCATCATCACCGGTGGCGCGTACCAGAACGTGGACAACGTTCCGGCCACGGGCGCTGCCATCAGCGTCTTCGGTCAGGGCGGCGCTGCCGCGCTCTCCGCTCTCAGCGGCCAGCTCATCAAGCAGTCGCTTGGCTGGTACAGGGACGCGATTGTGTTTGCGAACCCCCCGATGCTCGACCTCAGCCCCCTCGTCAAGATGACGGCTGCGGAAGCGTTCGAAGGGTACAACATCCGCTTCGCGCAACAGTGGGATCCGTCCAACGACGTGCTCCCGGCTCGCCTCGATTCGATTGTCGGCGCCGTGCTCGCTTACCCCGAACTCGCCGTGCGGAACATCGAAGTCGCTTCGGCTGCCTAACCCATAGGACTATAGAAAATGACTAACATTCAAGTTGGATATGGGCACGGTGACGTTGTCGGCGTTCCGTTCGATTTCTACGCAGGTGCCACTGTGGTCACCGGCAGCACGATCACGATGCAGACTGGGTTGCTGGTGGTTCTACCGCCAGCCGCGCTGGCTGCGTTGACGATCAATCTGCCGTTGAACCCGGTCGACGGCGCTGTCGCTGAGATCACGATTGGTCAGGTCATTACGGCCCTGACCATCAACGCGAACACTGGCGACTCGCTGACCTACACGGGCCTCTTGCAGCCCACTACAGCGGGCGGCACGTTCACCCCTGTGGCGGCGGCTGGCGCCGGCTCGGCCGCGGCTACGCTTCGGTTCCGCTACACCCTGAACGGCTTCCAGCCGGCTTCGGGTGCAGCTGTGAATCCGAGAACGTGGATCCGCGTGCAATAAAAAGAAAAAAGCGCCGCTGCCCTCACCCAGTAGGCGCGCTGGTGAACGTCCACCACTTTAAGTTAGACGTGACAGGTCCGGAGAGACGGGCACTGAATTTTAAGAGAGGCGCATGACAAGTACCAACCAGGCGATCATCACCGAAGCTTTCCAGAAGCTGGGCGTAGTACGCGAGGGACGTCAACCGTCCGCCACGCAGTCCGCCAACGGGATGACGATCCTCAACGACAACCTTCTGACGCAGATGCGCGACGGTTGGGGGAACATCGGCTGGTACCCGCAGACCATTGCGCAGCTTAACAGCAACGCGCCTCTCAGAGACGAAGACATTGGCGATGTGAAATGGTGCTTGGCCGGATGGCTGTCACCGCACTACGGCATCACAATTCCGCCGTCGCCGGACCCGGTGAACGGGTTCGACCTTGGCGCGCAGATCTATCAGGCCATGCGCCGGCTGACGAAGCGGTACCTGAAGTACACTGAGTGCGATCTCGGAGAACTATCGCGCCCGCAGGGCGGTCCGTGGTCGGGCCCGAACTGGTTGTGAACTAGTTTATACCGTGCTATTATAATTGGCATGGGCAGAACAGTCGAAGGAAACAAAGCAGCGGCGGCCGCTAGAGAAAGTGGCGCCAAACGATACTTCACTGGTTTACCGTGCAAACGTGGCGGCCATATTTCGGAACGTTTAACGGTTAACGGAACGTGCGTTGATTGCATGTACGAGAAGGCCGCAGCGAACCGTCACTGGTTCCAAAAGCATGACAAGAAGCGGCAACAGACGCCTGAGCGTCGAGCACAGAAGGCCGCCAATGAGCGAAAGAGTCGAAAGACAGACCATCGGCGCGCGACTCGTGCCGCCGAAAGAATGGCGCGCATAGCGGCGATATCGCAGCGCACACCGGCATGGGCCGACCTTCAGGCGATTCGGAAAATTTACAACGAGGCAGCCCGCCTAACTAAAGAGACGGGCGAACCCTGGCACGTTGATCACGAGATACCGCTAAACGGTAAGCTCGTCAGCGGACTGCATTTAGCGGAGAACTTACGCGTGATTCCAGGGATAGAAAACCTTAAGAAAGGCGCGAAGTTCATCATGAGCTGATGCCCGCGCAGCCGCAGACAATACCGCTCCCGCTCGCCTCGTACCAGCTCGCCGACCTGCGCGCTGCCTCGAAGCGTTTGATCGGGTGCTACCCGGAACCCGCGCCGCAGACCCAGCCGGACGACATGAAGTCGCAGCAGCCGGCCGTGCTCCGCCGTTGGCCGGGCCTTACGGCGTTCACTCCGAGCGGTCTGACGAACCAGCTCCGCGGGCTGTGGGAGATGGCTGGCACCGTATACGCGGTGGTCGGGTTCGATCTTTTTACGGTGAACAGCTCCGGCGTGTTCACGATTGTACCGGGCTCCAACAGCGGCATCACCGGCACCGGCTTCGTGCGGATGACGGACAACGGCGCCTGCCTGGTTATTTTGGTGCCAGGGACCGACATCTGCTACACCTACACCCCGTTCTCTGGCGGTGGCGGTTTCCAGCAGCTGACCAGCTCGTTCTTCCTGGCGTTGGGCGGCGCGATAGATGTGTGGTTCGTGGACAGCTACATCGTGTTTCTGGCGAACAACAACGGCGGCCAGGGCTCGTACACGTTCTTTAACGACGACGGCCGGCAGGTGTCGGGTAACGCGCAGATCACGTTCACGACCGCGGCCTCGTTCAACCGACAGTTCGGCACCGACCCGTTTTATGGGATGTGCGTCGACCACCGCGAGGTGCTGATGTTCGGTTCCCGTTCCTCGGAAGGTTTCGTGAACACCGGCAACCCAACCGGCACACCGTTCAGCGCGGCCTCCGACACGTACATGCCGTACGGCGTTCACCCGCAATGCCCGTACAGCATCGCGCTCCAGGACAACTCGGTATTTTGGGTCGCAAACGATCTTACCGTGCGGCGGCGTGAGGGGCAGACCCCGACCCGCATCTCGACGGCCGGCGTCGAGGCGGTGCTGTCGAACGCAAACAAAAACGGTCTATTGACCGGCATCTATGCGCTGTCGTCGCCCGCAGGCGGCCCGACCTGGAACGGACACCCGTTCTACGTGCTGACGATCCCGATGGCGGAGCGCACGCTCGTGTACGACTGCGTGACGCAGCAGTGGTTTGATCTTGTGTCGGTGCTGGACGGACAGGAGATCCAGTACCGCGGGTTGTCCTACCTGAACGCGTTTGGAAAGCAGCTGGTGGGTGACTCCGAAAGCGGCACCATCGGTTACCTGGACGACACCGTACAGACAGAGTTCGGGAACGCAAACGCTCCGGTCGTGTGCGCGTTCACGACGCAGCCAATCTACAACGGCAACAACCGGCTCACGGTGCGGCGAGTGGAAGCGGTGGTAACCGCGGGCGCGGGCCCGACACCGGGCGTCGCGCCGCGAATCACGCTGCTGCTGTCGGACAACTGGGGCCAGACCTACGACACGTCGGGAGATGACTCGCAGACGCTCGGAGTCCCGGGCGACACGGACAACCGCGCCATCTGGTGGAACCTGGGCCAGCACTACAGCCTGGTGTGCCAGTTCCGCGTGACGGACGCGTCACCGACCTTCACGGTGGACGTGCAGGCTATGATCGAGCCCTGCAAGTGGTAAACGTACTTGCGACAAAACCGGGCATCAACGGCGCGAACACGCTCTCGATCCCGAAAACGTGGGACGCAACCTGGTTCCGCAGCTTCATCGCCAACTCGCTGAAGGGGGCGGACGTTCGGAATGCGGTGGGCACGAACGGCGTCACGGTGAGTGGTACGATTGCGTCCCCGTACGCGACGATATCTTTAGGTGCGGGCCCTATCGTAATACCGGCAACTGCCGGTCAGGTAACGTTAACTTTAGACGGCGCAGCTAACGAACCCGTGCTCGTAATAACTAGCGGCAACAGTTCTACAAGTTCTACGTCTGAAATTCAGGTCAACCGTGCAGGGTCTACCGCAAACGCGGTCGGTGAGGGCGCCAACATTCGTTTGGGTGATACGACAGCGGGTACGTACACCATTTTGCAGCAGTCTGGCGGACAGACCGAGCTGTGGCAGTACAATGGCGGCTGGTCACAGATAGCTTACGTCTCGGCCACGCGACAGTTCAATATCGGCGGCAGCACCCCCGCCAACACGGCACCCCTGGCGGTCAACCCGGACTCGGGCAACTACGGC